CGGAACAGGCAACCGAATATTTGAATTACGTTTTCTATCAGCAGAATCCGGGCTGGCAGGAACTTTACACCTGGTTCAAAGACGCGTTAATCCAGAAAGTCGGCGTGATGAAAGTGTGGTGGGATGACGCGCCCGAAGTCGTCACAGAGTTTTACAGGGGCTTGACGGAAGACCAGCTAGTCGAAACGCTCGAAGACGACAGCATCGAACCGATTGAACACACCGCGTATCCCGACCCGCAGGCGTTGCACGCCGCGCAGGCCGACTACACGCTCAAACTGCAGCTATTCGCCGAACAGCAGGCGATGATTAAGGCGCTGGTGGCGTCGGGCATGCCGGAACAGGCCGCCACAATGGCCGCGTCGCAGACCATGCAGGGCAAGCAGTCGCCCATGATGACGGGGGGCGACATGCAGCCGCCGCCGCCGCCCGTGCAGCAGCCGCCCGCACCGCCGCCACCGCCACCGCAGGCAGGGCCGCCAGCGCCCCCGCCAGGGCCGCCGCAGGGTATGCCGCCCGGCGCACCGCCGCCGCCCGCTGGCGGCCCGCTCGCAGCGCCGCCGCCGCCGCCCCAGCCGCCGCTTATCAAGCCACCGAAGAAACCCAACCCGCGCATGTTGCCGCAACTGCATGATTTGCGACTGAAGCGCACGAAATCGGGGGGACGCCTCAGACTGGCCGCCGTGCCCGGCGAAGAATTTTTGATACACCCGGACTGCGCCAGCGTGCGCGATGGTTTCACCGCGCACCGCGTCAAACGCACGATTGGGTATCTGCGCGAGCGCGGCTATAAAAACGTCGATTCGATCACCAGCGATAACAGCATTCCGACCGGCCCGGCCAGCGTCAACGCGCCAGGGCTCGACGCGCGCTATGCGTTGCAGAATTACCAGGGTCCGGCCATGTTTGACGACATGAGCGGCAAGGGCGACGACAGCCAGCGCGAAGTATGGCTAACGGAATGCTATCTGCCCATTGATGTTGACGGCGACGGCATGGCCGAATGGAGAAAGATCACCCGCGCAGGCGATGCCGTATTAGACAACGAAGAAATAGACGGGCCGCCCTGGGCGACGCTTTGCCCGGTTCCAATCCCGCATGTGTTTTTCGGGCGCAGTGAGGCAGAACTGGCGATGCCGTCTATGAAGACGAAAACGCAGATTCTGCGTAACGCGCTCGATAACCTGTCATTCCAGACCAACGCGCGAACGTTCGCAGTTGACGGCATGGTCAACATAGACGACCTGTTGACCAACCGGCCAGGCGGCGTCGTCAGGATGAAACAGGCGGGCATGGCGGGGCCGCTGTCGAGCGCGGCGAGCGACCCGGCAGCCGCCATGCAGATGCTGCAGTATGCCGACGAACAGAAACAGGACGCGACCGGCGTAACGAAATATACCCAGGGTTCGGACGCCGACACGTTGAACAAGACCGCGACCGGGCTGCAAAATATAACCAACCGCGCAGATATGCGGGTCGAGCTAGTGGCGCGGATCTTTGCGGAAACGGGCGTAAAAGATCTTTTCTGGCTGATGCTGAAGTTGTGCGCGCAGTACCAGGACCGGCCCGCCGTCGTGCGCCTGACTGGAAAATGGGTCAACGTGGACCCGCGCGAATGGTTCAACCGGTTCGACATGCAGGTTAATGTAGGGCTGGGCACCGGCAACAAAGACACCGCAGTAGCACACCTGACACAGATACAGCAATTGCAGGCGCAGGCGATGCAGGCGGGTTACTGCACGCCGAAAAACATGTACAACAGCGCCGCGAAAATGTGCGGCGTGCTGGGCTTTAAAGACGCGGATTCATTCTTTACCGATCCCGACCGCATGCCGCCGCCGCCGCCGCCGCCGCCAGACCCGACCGTTGCAGCCACGCAGGCGCAGACCCAGGCCGCGATGCAGATTGAAGGGGCAAAGAACCAGACCGAACAGGCAAAAATCACGTTGCAGGCGAAACTGGACGCCGACAAGACCGACAAGGAAGACAGCCGCCAGCGCGACCACGACGCCGCGCAGTTCGCCATTCAGCGCGAAGAACTGCTATTCAAGTACGGCGTTCACCCGCTGTACGAAGGCATTACTTTCATTTCGACATTCGGGCAGAACATGCAGGCGCTGGGCGGCCAGACCCCGCAGCGCCCCAGCATGGCGCAATTTAACGGCGTGCCCGGCGTGCCCGCAGGCGGCGCAATTCCGATGCAGCCGAACCCCGGCAATCCGGGCGGCGGCATTCCGGGCGGCCCGGAACCCTCATTGCCGACACCAGGGGGCGGCTAACCAATGAAAGACGACGACCGCGTTAAACGCGCGCACGAAGTCGAGCGGGCCGAACGCGCGCGGGCAGTACTCGAAAACCCGCTCTTTGCAGAAGCGTTCGACGCCGTGGAAAAGGAGCTAATGTCGCAATGGAAACAAAACACCGCGCTAAATCAGGACGGGCGCGAACGGGTATTCCTGATGGTGACGTTACTCGGCCAGTTGCGCCAGACGTTGACGCAGCACATACAGACCGGCGAAATGGCCCGGATTCAGTTGCAGCAGCAGAAGACCATGCGGGACCGTCTTGGGCTGAATTCCATGCATCGTTAATCGAACTCGAAAACGAGCTACCGCCGAATGTTTATCTAACTGACGTGTGGCACGACAGCAGCCCGCCCGGAATGTCATTCCGTGTCACGGGCGGCCACACGGCCCGGATTCATACCGGCAGGCCCGCTTACCTGCTTTCCGATGGTACCAGGGTTTTAATGTAGCACCATAGCAGTATGTAGCACTCTAGCAGCACATAAGCAGCACACCGCAACGCCCGATACCCGGCAACGGATTCGGGCTTTTTCATTGGAGCGTACAGAAATGGGACAGGACGCAGCTAACCCGGCAGCGGGCGCGCAATCCCTGGGCGACCTCGGCGACGCGTTCGGCGAAGTGGAAACGAAACCGACGACAAAGGAAAGCCGCAAGGCAACACGCGGCGAGAATGGCCGTTTTCAGGCGGCCAGCGAAAACGACGGCGACGACGACCACGAAACCGGCGACGATGACGAGGAAACCAAGCCCGGCAAAAAGAAGCCGGAACCCCATGAAAGCGACGACGACGACAGCGACGCCGACGACGACGACACCCGGCATGCAGCAGGCGAAGACGATGCCGACGAGGGCGACGACGACGAGGGCGACGAGGACGACGACAGCCGCGAAAAATTTACGCTTAAGGTAAACGGCGAAAAACGCACATTGACGCGCGCCGAAATACTCGAAGCCGCCAGCAAGGGGCTGTCTGCGCACGACCGCTGGGAGAAAGCCGCCGCGACGCAGAAACAGGCCGATTCGCTGATACAGTCGGTCAACCAGCAACGCCAGCAGTTAAACACGATGTTGCAGAACGTGCAGACGCACATACGCGCGATCATGTCGAGCGAAGCCCCCAATCTCGACCAGCTCGCGCAGACCGACCCCGCCGCATGGGTTCGACAAAAACACCTGCAGGAACAACGGCAGCAGCACCTACGCGATGCAGAGGCGGCGCAAGCCTACCTTAACAGCCAACAGGCGCAGTTGCAGGAACTCCAGAAAGGGCAGTTTCTCGAACTTCAGAAAGACCGCGTATTGGAAGCAATACCGTCATGGCGTGACCCGGACAAGGCCAGTAAGGGCATTACCCGCATTAATACCCTGCTATCCGATGCAGGATTTAACGCGCAGGAAATCAGCGAAATTGGCGACGCGCGGATTGTGCGCGTGTTGCATAAGGCCGCGATTGATGCCGACAAGGCCCGCAAGTATGACGAACTGAAATCAAAGGCAGGCGCAGCCAGCAAACGCGTTGCGAACTTGCCGCCCGTTTCAGAACGCCCCGGAACCCGTCAGCCGCAGCAGAACCAGAAAGCCGACCAGCGCAAACGCGCCGTACAGCAATGGGAGAAAAACCCCAACCTGGATAACCTCGCGCGGCTCTTTTAGGAGCAAAGGAAAATGCCCTCAAATGTGTACACGACCTCGCAGGTAGTCGGCAACCGTGAGGATTTGATCGACAAGATTTTTCGCACCAGCCCGACAGATACGCCGTTTGTCTCGCGGATTGACCGCGTGAAAGCCGACGCCGTCTGGCACGAATGGCAACGCGATGTTTTGCGCGCGCCGAATCCGAACAACGCCGCGCCTGAAGGTGCAGATGCAACGTTTTCGGCGCAGGCACCGACCCAGCGCCTGGGCAACCGTTGCCAGATTTTCACCGACACTTTCTCAATCAGCGGCACGCAGAACGCCGTGAATCACGCAGGCGGCCCGGAAGTCTCGCGCCTGAAGGCAAAGAAAGCGCTTGAAATCAAAAAGGATATCGAAGCAAGCGCTATCAGTAACGCAACCCAGCAAGTCGAAGACACCACGCATAACCGCAAGTTGCGCGGCCTCAACGGCTGGATTGCGACCAATAACAATATGGGCGTCGGCGGCGTTGCGCCCGACCCGATTAACAACGTTGCACCGGTTGCAGGCACGGCGCGCGCCTTTGACGAAGCCAGTTTTAAAGACGCCATTCTTAAGGCGTACAACAGCGGCGGCGACGTGCGCTTTGCAATTATGGCCCCGTATCTCAAACAGGTTTGCAGCGGTTTTGACGGCAACGTAGTACGGCAACAGCAGGTTAACGGCGAAGCCCGCGTAACGCTGAATACGGCGTTTACGTTCTACGGTTCGGACTTTGGCAATATCGAAATGGTCCCGGATCGGGTCATGTCCAACGGCATAGACCATAACGTCTATGGGATTGATCCCGACTACTGGGCCATTGCGACCTTGCGCGGGTTCGAAACCGACGAACTGGCGAAGACGGGCGACAACGTCAGCTATGAAATGGTTACAGAGCTAACGCTGGAAGCCCGCGAAGAACGCAGTTCGTTTGCCGTGCGCGACCTGATTGCAACCGGCCCGTAACGCTTTTGATGCAAATGGAGATAGCCCCCGCAAGGGGGCTTTTTTTCGCCCATGACAACCGCGAATCAAGTGCTATGGGACGACGAGCTAGGCGTCGTCGTAAATCACACGGAATGGTTTCCGGGCTTGCTCGAAACCGTCGCCTATCTGCACAACACCGGCCAGCACGGGCCAAAGGATTTGCGCGTGCTGATGCATGTTCCGGGCGTCGTGATTGAAGACTGGTGCATCAAACAGCGCATTTCATTTGATGACTTCACGCGCAGCGACGAGCTACGCCGCCGCTTTCTGAACGATCCCGATTTGTCGCTGTTCCGTGTATGGAAGGGCAGAGCATGAGCATCCAGAACTATTCGGATCTGCAGGCCAGTATCGCGGGCTGGCTGAAGCGCACCAACCTGACAGACCGCATACCCGACTTTATAACGCTGGCAGAGGCGACGCTTAACCGCCAGTTGCGTACGCGCCAGATGACCAGCCTTTACACGCGCACGACCGACCAGAACGTTATCACCCTACCCGACGATTATCTAGACGCCGAAAAGCTCGACCTTAACGGCGACACGCTGACGTATTCGCCCCGCTGGACCGCTGACGCGGCAGAACTGGGCATTGGTGCAAAAAATCTTTATACGATGATCGGCAACAGCGTCTGGATTATGCGGCTGGTGGACGCGGGCAGCATTTTCAGGCTGTTCTATTACCAGCGCCTAACCCCGCTGTCGGACACCGAACCGCAGAACTGGCTGATTGAAGACGCGCCCGACGCGTATCTGTATGGCGCGCTGTTGCAGGCCGAACCGTATCTAAAGAACGACCAGCGCGTACAGATATGGTCGGGGCTGTACGGCGCGATTATCGAAGCAATGAACACGAACAACGCGCGCGCGCGTGCGTCGGGTTCGGCGCTGGTGGCACGCGCGAGCTAGCACCATGCCCGGCCCCTATATCCCGTTTGGCGGATTCTCGCCCGACCTGGACCCGACAACGCCCGGCGTGATTCTCGCGTGTGAAATGCTGGTACCGACGCTAATCGGCATGAAAGGCGCAGCGGCCCCGGTACCGGCGCAGGGCTTGCCGCCCGCGCCCGACGTTGTGACCGGCGCGGCCACCGTCGTACTGCTGGCTGGCACCGCGCGCGCGTTCGCAGGCACGCCAACGCGGCTCTATGAGGCGCTGTCTAACTCATGGCTCGACGTGACCCGCAAGGCCAGCAGCGCCGATGCACCCGCACGCAACGCCGCCGACCCGCTCGACGCGGCCATGCAGGCAATAGAGCGCGCGGCGGGCGACCCGATACCCTACAGGGGCACCGTGTCGAATGTCTGGCGCTTTGCGCAAATGGGTAATGCAACGCTTGCTGTGAATAACGCGGACCCGATACAGCAAAGCATAGTAAGCGGCCCGTTTGCCGATATCCCCGGCTCGCCCGTTGCCGCAGTGATTGACGTAACCCAGGGCTTTGTTTTCGTCGCCAACGTGACCGACCCGACCTATGGACAGCGGCCCGATGGCTGGTGGTGCAGTGCGCTTTACGATCAAAGCAACTGGGTACCCAACATTGCGACCCAGTGCGCAACCGCGCGCCTGATTGACACGCCAGGAGCCAACACCGCATGCCGCGCGCTGGGCTCGAATATCGTCATTTACAAGGCCAGCAGTTTTTATTACGGCACTTACCAGGGGCCGCCCCTCATATGGGCGTTTAACGTCGTGTCTAACCAGGTCGGCGCACCGACCCAGGAAGCGGTTATATCCATTGGGACCGCGCATGTTTTCCTGGGCAATGACAATTTTTATTCTTACGATGGGACCAGGCCGCAGCCTATCGGCGACACCGTCAAAAAGTGGTTTTTCGCCGACCGCAACCCAGCCGCCGATTACGTCATGCGCAGCATGCACGACCAGCGCAACAGCCTGGTGTACTGGTTTTATGTCTCGATGGACAGCCCGGACGGGCAAACGATTGATAGCGGCATAGTCTACAATTACAGGGCTAACCGTTGGGGACATGTCGCCTACCGCGTAGAGGCGACATTTGAACACATTGTTGGACAGATGACATGGGACGACCTGGGGACGTTTTACACAACCTGGGATGACTTGCCCGCTGTCTCGTATGACAGCCCCTTTTGGGTCAACGCGTCGCGCGTGCCGTCAATTATTGACCCGTCGCATGTGGTGCAGACCTTGACCGGCCCCAGCACAAACAGCGCTTTGCAGACCGGCGAAATGGGCGATGATGAGGCGTATTCAGATTTGCAGTACATGCGCCTACGTTGCAGGACCGACCCGGCCAGCGCCGTCATGTACGGGCTGCACCGGACCTCGCTCGGCGGCAGCGACTACACGACCTCACAGACCACGATGCACGACGGCACACAGTTTGATGTGGACGTGTCGGCGCGCTGGCATTCCGTCGCCTGGGCATTTCAGGGCGACGTGGAGCTATTGGGCTATGTCGCAACGATGATTCAGGACGGGTTGCAGTAATGCGGATCAACCAGCCACAGCTACCCACGCGCAAGGGAAACGAAGACCTCACGCGCGCGCTCACATTGACGCTGCGCGACGTTATCAACCAGCTAAACGCGGTTTCCGATGGACTACTCACCGGCTCGACCACGGCACAGAAGGCAGCGCCGACCACGGGGCAACACGCACAGGGCGACTTTGTGCGCAACAGTGCGCCGACCGCTGGCGGCGTCTATGGCTGGGTTTGTGTGGCGGCAGGTACGCCCGGCACATGGAAGCCGGTTTCTATTGGCCCATGAGGGATACACCATGAGCGACCCAATCGACATTAACCGCGCACGTATGGCACCGCCGCCCGCTTTCCGGCTGGTGGAGGCGGGCCAGTTGCGCGACGCCTGGGCATTCGTGCGCCCCGCGCTCGAAACGATGGACCGCCCCGATGGATGGATTGCAGAGGATATTTACCTTATGTTGCGCAGTAACGGCGCGTCGCTTTACATGATTTACGACGAAACCGGCGCTAAGGCTGGGTTTTTCATTCTGCGGCTGTTGCAGGACTTTGACGGCCCCAGGGTTCACATTTGGATTTTGCACGCGCGTGATGCGGACTTTGACGTTATGGCCGCGTTCGACAGCGAGTTACAGGAACTCGCCCGCAATGCTGGCGCGGTACGCCTGACATTCAGCACGAACCGGCCCGGCTGGCACAAGCTCGCGCCGCGCTATGACTTTACGCCGCGTGAAATCACTTATGAAAAACCCGTAAAGGGGGCTGGTTAGTTGTGCTGTAAACTAATGGCTTTTTGCGGGTTGCGGGGGTTGCAGTGCCGGTTTGTACAAAGTGCCAGATAGAGAAGGGCGACGCGGAATTTAGCAAGGAAACACGCAAACGCAACGGGTTGCGCTCGCAATGCAAAGTATGCCGCAGCAGACAGAATGCGGCGAGATTCAAGGAACGCCCGGCAGAGGAATTGACCGCAATCAAACGCGTGTGGTATCACGCGACGATTGACACACGGCGCGAAGTAGACCGCGAGCGGTACCGGAAAAATCCCGCTCGATATGAGGCAAAAAACAAGCGTTGGAACGCGAAGAATCCCGACACGGTACGGGGCTATAAAAGGGCTTGGACTGCACGCAACCCGGAATATTTGAAAGCGAAAGGCGCTGCATATTACGCGGCAAACCGCGGTACAGAACAGGCAAGATTAAAGGCATGGGAAGCGGCGAACCCGGCAAAGCGGGCAGCGATTAGCCGGAAATGGCGACGCGCCAACCCCGACGCAGTACGCGCGTTTTATAGCCACCGACGCGCCAACGAAAAGCGCGCGGTTCCGAAGTGGGAAACACAGGCAATACAGCGCGAACGTGCATGGCGTGTGCAACACCCGGACATGACACTAGATCATATTGTGCCGATCACACCGCCAAAGGCGGCCACGCTCGGCGGCAGGCCGCTAACGTCACACGCTAAAAAATACTTTGTCGGGCCGTTGATTCCGCTGGTGTATGGCTTTCATACCGAATCAAACTGGCAACCGTTGACGAAATCAGAGAACAGCAGGAAAAACAATTTTGATTGGCCGCATGCGCCCTGGCGTAGCGACTAGCAGCACACCTAACCGGTTTTGA